AAATACTATTTTAATAAATAAAAATATTGTAAAATAAAAAAGGTCAGATTTCTCTGACCTTTTTATTTGGTGTATTAAGATGTTGATTATCTCAATTCTCTTAAATCGAATGTACGAACACCATCAACGGTAATACGCCCATAGAAGCGGTTGTTTACCATTTTTTTCGCGTATCTGGTCATAATACCTTTGATAGGCGTAAAGTTGAATGGATTGTACATTGTAGGAGTTAATTGAAGAGGTACATACGGTGCGTAGATGTAACCAGTATCAAGTAACGATGTACCTTTATGTCCGATTAACACTTGGTTAGATGGGAAATAAGGGTCACGATATACTTGGTAACGTCCAGCTAAGGTACCTACTCTTTCAATACCCATGTTGTATTGGTCTTGCTCAGGTGAAGCGTTAGATACGTGGAAGTATTCTAAGTCATCAAAGATAGCAGAAACCTCACTTGATACAACAATCCAGTTAGCTCCACCACGAAGTGTTGACTTGTGGATTTGAGCAGATAATTGGTTGATAGCTGTAATCAAAGTTTGATTCCAATCTTTCTGAGTGTAAGAAGTAGTTGAAGAAATTCTTCTCCATCCGTTGTAATCCCAACGTAAGTTCCAAGCCGCGCCTTTACGAAGGTCACGTAGAATCTCACGGTCGATTTCAGCCGCCACTTGTTCTGACAATAAAGCTGTAAGTTCAGCTTCAGCGTCGATGTTGTGGAATGCTGCAACGTCTTGAGCTAATTCAGGAGACCATTGTGCTCTGAGTTTTCTTTCAGTTACAGAAACTGTTACTGACTCAAGGTCAAATGATACTTCACCGATTTTATCTTCGAATTCTAATTCTTCGTAACGTCTCCAAGCTGTATAGAATGAAGTTGAAGTTAAAGCTTCGTCGATAGTTGTACCTGTATAACCATCTAATGAAGATGAGTTACAATCAGCACATACTGGACAAGATAAATCTACTTCAAGATATATACATCCGTTAGCGTCACAAATGTTCTTGAAAGAACCACCATTTCCTGTTGAAGGCCAAGTTGTGTTAGTTGTTGTACCATATTGTACAATACCTTTTCCGTATTGTTGAGTAACAACTCTAAACAATAATGCTCCTGTAGAAACAGCACAAGGTGAATCAGATGCGATTGTTAAACCAGCACCTGTATAAACGATAAGGTCACTTAAGAATGACTCAGTGTCCATTTCGTTTCCATCAGGACCGATAAGTTTACCAGCACCTGTATCAGCGAATCCACACATTTTGATGATAACTTTTCTGTGGTTACCTGATGCGATAACACCATTACCAGTTGTTGAACCTGATATTACTGCATTTTGTAATGAACCGTTATACCATTGTTGGATGTCAGCAGCTGATGTAATAGCTGACCAACGACCTTTTGAATAGTCGAATAAACCTGCTGGGTCAAGACCTGGCTCAGTTCCTTCGTAGAAAAGGTCATAAAGGTTTTTAGAGAAAGTAGCGTTGTTACTTCCTGTACCAGTTGTGTAACCTGCATTAGGATTACCAGGATAATTTCCTGGAGAACCTACAGGTGCATAATGGTCACCTGATGATACATTTGTCCATTGTGTGTTTGTTCCACCACTGAAACCTTGGATTTTAGGTACAAAGTAGAATAATTTACCGATTGGTAAGTTCATAGCTTGTACTGATACGATATCGTTAGCTAACAATTTAGAGAAAACACGTCTTACGATTGGGAAAACAACTGTTTCAAAAGAACCTGATGAACCATCAGAAGTTGCTTCGTTAATCAAATATGACGCTTGGTTTTCATAAAGTTGCGCTACGTTTTCTTTTAGGTGACCTTTAAGGCCTTCAAGGAACCCTAACTTGTCCCATTTGTTGATTGTGTCTTCTTTGATAACTTTAAGGTGCTTAAGACCGATGTTACCAACAAGACCTGATTCTAAAAGTGCTCCCATTTTTTTGGTTTTTTACTTTTTATTTATTTTTATGTTTTATTTTAATTTACTCATAAGGTCCTTCATTCTTAAGAATTGTGGATTCTCATAAGTTTTTGATTCAATCAAATTAACAGCTGAACCTGAAGCTTGAGTATTTTCAACAATACGTTCAAACGACTCATTTACTGGTTTTGAGCTTTCATTTGATAATTCATCCTTTATTTGTTTATACAAGTTTTTTGATTCTTTAAGAGATTCAACATTATCAAATCTTTTAAGAATGTTGATTTTCTCTTGTTTAGAGGTTGAGTGTTCTGTAAACAAACGTGTAGCGTAAGCTAAGTTTGAATTGAAAACTGCCACTTCATTTAACTTGTTTCTGAAAACGTTAAGAGCGTTTTTGTACTCTTCATTTTTTTCTCTGAGAAGATTTAATTCATTCTCAACAGATTCAACACGAAGATGTCTTGGTGCTGCTTTTGGTTTTGGTAAACCTTTCTTACCGAAATATCTACCTGTACCAAGAGTGCGAGACGCTTCTTTTGTTTCCACTTTTTTAACGGATTTCATTTTTCCGTCCATATTTTCACCTTCTTTGTATTCAAATTTGGCTTTACCTGTACCCATAGTTTTGTTTGCTTTTTTCTTCACAACATCAAAACCACCTGATGTATTAGGTTTTTTGTCATATTTGAATTTTGGTGAACCGATTCCTAAACCTTTTGGTTTAATGGACATTTTTGATTCTTCCATAACTTCTTCTTCATCTGAATCTTCTTCATCTGAATCTTCCATTACTTCTTCTTCGTCTGAATCTTCTTCATCATAAGATTCCATTACTTCTTCTTCGTCTGAATCTTCTTCATCCGAACCTTCCATAACTTCTTCCTCTGAATCCTCATCCATTTCAATTTCATAAACGATTTCTTCGTCATCTGAAACCTCAACTTCATCGTCAGAATCTTTAGAAAAAACAGAGTCAACAATATCTTGTATTGTTTCATCTGAATAATCTTGTGTTTCTTCCATTTCCATAGAATCTTCCATATTTGTATCTTCCATAGTAGTTTGTTCTTCGTCACCTTCTTGAACAATCATATATTCTTTGCCACTTGCTTTTACGTTCAAATTTCCTGAGTCATCTTTAACTACAACAAATTCGTCGTTAGGTCCCATAAGTTCATAAACTTTAAGAACATCATCAACATCGTGACCTGTCATATCAATCGTATCATCGTCAGAGATATCTAAATCGTCATCAGACATTTCGATATCCGTAACGTCAGAGGTAACATCTATATTATCAGTATCATCACCACCTTCTTCTGAATCTTCTTCCGATTCCTCTTCTGAATCTTCATCTTCTAGGTTTGAATCAACTTCTTCTTCAACCTCTTCTTCTTCATCCTCATCGGATTCGTTTAGAGATTCTTTTACTAATTCTTTGATTTCTTGTCCCATAGTGGAAGCAAGTATTCCTTTTGCGTTTTCAGCAATCGCTTCTTCCAAATTTTTCATTTGGATGATTGCATCTTCAACTAATGATTTTTCTTTTGACATCACTATTTTTTTCTATATAAATATATCCCTCTCTCAAAAAAGTTTATTTTTCACTTTTAAGAGAGTAGATTTTTTTAATTTTTATATAAATATTTTCGAGAATGAAAAAAGCACAAAATAAAAAAGGGGGATAATTCCCCCTTTTCTTTACTCATAAAAACAAAACACCCAAAAAAAACTTAGTCAATAACTTCGTCAATTTTACTTTCAACTATTGCGGTAATTCTCCAATCTTGAGTATAAGCTTCAAAAACCTTGGTCACTTTGGCTTCAACGTCAGTTGGGTTGTAACCTTTAACCAATTTTTCTTCTTTTTGTTTTTTAATCTTACCTGATTCTGAATCTACCATATCAATGGAGATTTTTGCTACAAAATATTTTTCGTCCATAATTTTTTTTTTATAATAATCGTATTTTATTTTTTAATTGTCAACGTTTAACAATTAGAATTTCGTGAGATTCTTTAGAATTAGTGATTCCCATTTCGGTTCTATTTTTTCCTATTCGAGTTTCACCATTCCCCATAGAATAATTCCATTTAGGGTAAAATAACTCAAAATCTTTATAATATTCTCTAATGGTTTCACAATTGTTATAGGATAAAACAAAATTTCCTTTGTGATTTAAAAGTAGGTCTCTTAGTTTTATGTGGTCAAAGTTATTGTGATGAACAGGGATATTTCTCATTGGATAAATTCCTGTAAACATTTTATTGTCATTGTCTTTTTCTAAGTAATACGGGGGGTCCAAATATAAAAACTTATTTGGATTATTTCCAATAACATTCTCAAAAGACATTTCTTGAACCATTAAATTTTTGAGATTAAAAGTTTCAATTTTTTTAACCATCGAATTCCATTTATTTTGATTCAAATATACTTTTGAACCCCAACCCAAATAACCTGGTCCGTATGAAGTGTTATGGTTGAAAAAATAATAAGCCGCCGCTGTGATGTTATCTAAACTTATTGGTGTTGTTCTTTTATAATAATCGGTCTTCCAATCTGATAAAAGGGTTTGAGTTTTATCCCAATTAATTAAAATATCTTTTATTCGTTTATACTCTTCTTCTGTAGGAGAAATTTGTTGAAGTTTCAAAGATAACTCTTTTGGATTGTTTAATAACACATTCCAAAAATTTACCAAAGCGTCAAAAATATCAAATCCGTAAACTTTTTTTCCTAAAAAAGCCCAATGAACTTCTAAAGAACCTCCACCAATAAACGGGGAATATATTTCTTGATAATCTTTAACAAAGGGAGTTATAAATTTAATCGCTCTTGTTTTTCCACCTGCGTACCTGAGTGGTGTTTTCATTTTTTCCTTGTTAACTTTTTATTTTCAATAAATCTACCAAAACTTTCAATTAAATTCAATGGTATCTTTGTGTTGGACTCTTGAAAATTCCATTCAGGATAATTGGAATATTCCTCGAAATATTCTTTCAAACATAACTCTTCAATGTATGTCACATCAAGAGGAATTTCAATTAATGAAGTTTTGAATATTCCTGTTATTCGTTTTTTTACCGATTCTATAAAAATACAATAAACTAACATTTGTTTTTTTTCATTTAATTTATCACATATCAAATGATGAAGTGAAAAACGATTAATCCCAGGAGTTCCTTTCAAAGCTGAAATGTAATTGGATAGAGTACCTTTGATTCCTGATTTAGAATTAGATTTTCCTATTTTTAGAATTTTTTTGGACCCATCTTGGGAAACTTCAATAAAAAAATAAACTCTTCCTCTTTTGTCATTCAAACGTTCCCGTTTCATAATCCAATCAAAAGACAATTCACCATCTTTTTTTTGAAATTGGCCGACGTACTCTAACCGATTAGTTTTGATAATTTTATCTACAAAAGACATTGATATTTGGGATTACTTTCCCAAATAATCGGATAATCTTTTCATTAAGTCAACTGACTTGCCAATTGAGTCTCCCGCAATCCTTTCGGATTTTGCTCTTTTTTCTTCTTCTAAATTTTCTTCGTAGTTAAATCTATCTTCAGGGTTTTTAAACAAATAAGCCCCTGGAGTAGATGGTGAAGATACAAGGTCAAAACAAATTAATTCAAAATCATCTTGAACTTCGTTTTGTTCTCCCACTTTTTTCAAAGACCCAACACCACGAGAAGATATTCCAAGAGTCACCCCTTGTCTTAGATAGTTT